TGCATCGTCCGCTGGAAGTCTTCAGCGAGTTTGCGGCTTTGCGCTGAAGTATTCAAGACCGTAGAGGTCTCTTGATCCCGGCGCATGATTTCCGCACGTATTTCGGGGTCAAGTGTGGCCCACTTCTCACGGGGGCCGGGTTTCCATGAAACGGGGGGCTTCTCGTAGAGCGGGGTCTCTGTCGCAGGTGTTGGGGCTTCCTTGGCTGGCTCGTTCTTGGCTGGCTCCACAGGCTCATGCTTTCCCGAAGTGTCCCGTTCGGGGGCGTCTTCAGGCGCAGGCGCGGCCTCTTCTGGCACCTCAACTTCGTGCTTCTCACCGGCTGCTTCTAGCGCTTCACGGATGCTGATTTCTTTGTCGTCATCCTGATCTAAAATTTCATCGCGTGCCATTCAAAGCCCCTTATGTGTTGAATTTCTCGTAAAAAGTCCGAGCAATCGTCTCGCGCAGTCCTTTATCACTGTGTGTGCCAGAAAGCACAGCCTGCCTCTGCTTTTCCTGCGTCTTCCACGTCTCGGTGTAGTCCGATGCAGTGGTCAGCCCGGTGCGCTTCATGTACTCCCGGTGCTTCGTCCGAGTGCTGATGTCCGTACCGTCCGACGCCCGCATACCGTCGTAGTGCCGATCTCCCGCCAGCGCGTTGGCTAGCCCACTGAACTCGTGGTTCACCGAGAAACTGCGCTGCATGATGACTTCAGGATGTTCCACGCACGTCGGCACGCGGGGCTCGGCGCAGTAGCTGCTTATCGACTGAACCACATCCTCCACATGCTCACACACTGGGCACCTGTACGCATAAGTCGGCATCAGTCCTCTCCCGTCTCTGTTTCTTGCTTTGAAAGTTGAGCAATCTTCTCCTCTAGCGGAGCCAGCAGCTTGCGCAGAATCTCCACCATCTCGCCCTCTGACATCCGAGCCTCAGCGGCGTCCATTTCTTTGCCAGCCATCTCTTGCGAGCCCTTCATTTGCTGGGCTTCCATGTCTTTCTGCATTTGCATCTGTGCTATCTGTAGTTTCGTTTGGTTATCTGCTTGGGCAATTTGTATATCAGCCTGAGCCTTGATTTAGGCCACTTCCAGGCTGTTATCTGGTGGTGGGGCCTCCCCCTGCTGTGGTGGCTGCGGCTGGCTCGCCGCGGCGACCGCCTCGTCGAACACCGATTCAATGTCGTTCGAGCCCCGGAACGCCGCAGTCGCCCACTGCAAAATCCGCAGGATGTACGGCAGTGCTTGTGGCATCTGCACCGACATTTGCGCGGTCTGGCTGATGAACTGCCCCACCGCCGTGACGTACTCCATGCGAAGCTCACGCTCTGCCGTATAGTCGGCCATGCTTAGGCTCTCTTCGCTCACTTCAATGCGGTACTCGCTGGATTGGAAGTTCTTGAGCAACTCCACCGCCGCCTGGGCGTACTGCCCCGACTCGGTGTACTGAATTTGGCTCTGCTGGATGATCGACTCAGGCTGGAAGTGCTTGCAGACAATCTCAGCCTTGAGCCTCATCGCATGTTGTACGAACGTCCCCACGTCCTGTTGGGTCAGTTGCAGCCGCACGCTGGAGTACTGCGCCTTCAGGCTTTGCGCCTTCGCCGTCTCGCGGGGGTTCGAGCTGCCCCGCATAATGTCGCTGATGCTGGTCAGCTCGTAAATCTGCCCGATCACCGCCTGGCGCTGCACCATCAGCTTCTCCAGCACAGTGGCAATGTCCGCCACCGGGAACCAGTCCACCGCGCCCTGCATCCCGCCCTTCTCAGAGAACATGGCCCAGTTACTCACCGGCACCATAGTGAATTCTGGGCCCGTGAGCAATGTCTTAAGCTGCGGCATGCTCTCATCGAACACGCCAACCAGGCGCAGGGCCTTGGTCAAGATGCTGATGCGGTCATTTAGCACATCCAGCTCGTCGTACTGATCCTGACACATCACGTAGTCAGGACGTGGCGTCACGTCGCTGGTACTGTGTGTGGCAAACAAGGGCCGTGGGCATGGGAAGAACTCATCTAACCCCAGCGGGTCGTCCATATCCTCCAGACACTGCTCCAGCGACGAGCTGCACCAGTAGACCTTCTCGGTCTCCTTGCACCACACCTCGAACACCTCCACGCGTCCCTTCTTGAACCCCTTGGGCATCTTGCCCTCAGTTTTCTGAGCCAGACTGGCTTCCGAAGACAACTCCTTGTACTTCTCATCACCAAACCGAGCGCAAAACTGCTTCTTACGCATCCAGACACGCCGGGCAACCCACCACACCTCGTCCCAGGTGCGCGCAGGGCTCCAGATGAAGTCACCCCAGTGCACATAGTCCGCAGGCGCGGCCTCAGACACGATCCGCTCACCTTCGGAGGCCGGGGCCAGCTCCACACCCGTCATGGGGTCAGTTATGGCGGGCACCTCATAAACTTCAGTCTCCGCCTCATAGCGCAGCCAAACCTGTCCCATTCCGGGGATAAGCCTATCCTCCACCGCTGCCTTGAACGCCTGGTGCATGTCCGACTCGTCGCGGTTGATCCCAAACATCAGTATCCGCTCCAACATCAGAGCCGCCGTCCGAGCCACGTCGTCCTTGGCATCCCCATACTGCCGAGTTACGGCGGGAGATGGGGTCGTGGCGTAAAGCGCAGACTTCAGAATCTGCACGTTAGCCCAGAAAATGTTGTATTTGCACGTGGCGTCGCCTGTGCTGTTGTCGCTGCGGATGTCCAGGTAGCGGTCGACGACCTTCAGCGCTGATCTGCGCCACTGGTTATCCAGTTCCTTCTCAGTTCTGGCGATCTCGGCACACCACCACTTGCCCGAGTACTCTTCTGGCTCATTTTTGTTCATTTAAAGCCTTATAATGCCCTTAGGCGTTAAATCCCACAGCTCATTTAGCGAAAACCCATAGTTAACAGGTCTCGCGGGGCCCTTGATAGGGTCAACATCTCGATATTTAGCATATTCTATCTCACTTGTGGGTGAGAATACTATATTGGCATAGCGCCACATATCCGCGTAGTGGCTCGACCAGTCATGCACCGGCTCATTCCCATACACTTTTCGCTCCTCGTCGTACTTACGGCGGTAACTCTTGAGCGCCAGCACGAGCCCCTGTGTCAAAGGCTCATTCAAATACCAGTCCGGGAACATTTTCCGCGCCGCGGCGATGCCATCCAGCAATCCCAGCTCAGGCACCAGCCGTGGGCGCAGGCCAGAGGCCATGAAATTCTCAATAATCGACTTCCCTGTCTGTAATGACTTCGCCTTCGCGTCGTGGGGAAGCCAAATATTCCCCATTTTCAGCTTGTTTTGCGAGGAAAACTGCTTTATATAGTCAATATAGTGCTTTATGGGCTGGTAATTGTCACTATGTGCATGCACCATCAGCAACCCGTCCGGCCTTGCCTGCACGAAACCTATCGCGGTGGAGTCCCTGAACCCCAAATCCATTACTATATCGACCGGGGCGTACTTATCCGCGCTAAAGCTGCCAATTCTGCTGCTTTCCTGCATCTGCTCGACCTGCCGAGCGTAAATCGCCCCTCTGACCGATGCCTCGAACGAGCACAAAAACTCCTGCGCGTACTCCTCGGGATCCATAAAGCTGCGGATCTCGTCGAGCTCGGCTTGTGGGATCACACCAGTCGCTGTTACGGGGATATTCTCCACCAGCCAGTTGGGGTCGTCCTTACGACGGTAGAACATATCCCGGAAATGGTTCGGCCCGTTGGGGGTGCCCATCAGAACCCCCCAGCCGCGCCTGTCCAACAGCAACGGCAGGATAACCGTCGTCCAGAACGACCCTACCATGTTGCCGAACTCGTCCAGTACGCACCCATCCAGGTACATACCCCGCATTGCGTCTGGGTTATCTGCTCCGAAAAGCTGGATTCTCGGGCTGTTAGGCAGCGCGCGCAGCTCCACGTACAGCTCAGACTCGTTCGTGTACGCGTCAAAGGGGGCAGCAGCTTCCTTGAGGTACTTCCACGCGACTTTCTTCGCCTGATTCAGCAGCGGGGCGACGTAGGCATACTGCGGGTTGGGTTTCTTATTC